TCCAGTACTTGTACTTCCAATTATAACTGAATAATTACCTGAATTTAAAATTGGATTTGTTAAATTAATATTTGCACTATTTTGTGCAAATATTCCATAAGATGAATTAAAATTAACAGCACTAGTAGATAATGTACCTGTAGTTGCATTAAATGTAGAAAGTGTTGCTACAAGTATCCCATAAGCATCTGTTCCTACCGAACCTCCTTGTACATCTAAAATATTTCCTCTTAAAACATTTATAGTTGAATTTTGTGCAATATTAACTCCATAAGCACTGCTACCTGCACCTCCTTTTGCTGTGCCAGATATGTATACGTTATTATTTATTGAAGCAGCATTATTATTTTGTATTCCAGTACCAACAGCACCCCCAATTGCTCCGCCATCTAAAAATACACTATTACCAGTTCTATTAGTAGTTCCTGCGGATAAGCTGATACCATGATAATTAGATGCACTACCTCCTTTTACTTTTCCTCTAACATAAACAATATTACTATTGGGATTGAGAGGATATATAAGTGGATTTACAGTTCCGATAGCAGTAACTCCTGAACCTCCGTTTATAATATTACAACCATCTGCATCAGGATTTCCTCCTGAAAAATATATAGATACAGGTGCTTTTAAAGTTAGTCCTGATCCTAACTGACCTGGACTTGAAAGAGATCCATATGGATTATCTACTAAAGTTAAAATAGTATCATTTCCTATACTATTTATTTCACCTATTATATTAAAAGAACCTGAATTATCTTTAAGTATTACATTTGGTAATAACTCTTGTGTGAATAATGTCCCACTTCCTGTGATGTTTTTATCATATTTTAATCCTGATACAGTATTGTAATTTTTTGATATATCTACTTGAAAATATCCATTTAGTAAATCATCAATTTGAATGACTCTTACTGGATTTAAACCACTTGCATCTCTTATGTAATCTCCAGCTACTAGAGTACTCATAAAAGTAGCATCCGTACATTTCCAAAATACACCTGCGCCTTGAACACCTAAGCTCCTATTAGATGCTGAAGAATATGTTGTAATAGAAGATGTTGTATTAATTGTACTAATAGTTATTGTACCTGTTTTAGATATATAATTATTATTTCCAACAGAGTATCCAAAAGGTAATGCACCTCCAGTTGTAGTTCCAGCTAAAGCTGTATTTCTGATAGTACCAATTTTTATATTTTGATCTATTTCTATGTAACAACCATTTAAGTATACATCATCCCCAATAGTAGGTACTGAAGGTGTCCAAGAGGCTATAGATGACCACTTTATAGGAATTAATGATGATCCTTGAGATGCTGTTGTTGGATAGCAGTTAGCCATAATTATCTATTTTGAAATGTTATTTGATATGCCATACATTGATCAATAGTTAAATAATTGTAGCTAGCAGTTTCTACATCTTTCACTACATTACCTTGCTCATCAACTTCAAAACACCTCATTAGTATTGAATAAGAGGTATCTTGATATGATGTATTACTTGTTATTGAAAAATTGTATTTATATTTTGTTACCATTTTAATTATATGTTATTGTTTGACAATTATCCCAAATTGCAGTTGGGTTATCTGTTGCTTGTTGTAAATAGCTTGAACCACTAGGGCTTATTACTAGTCTAGATATAGTCCATCCGGCAGTTGATGTTGGTGTGCCTAGAAAGGCTCTTCCATTGTAGTCAAATGCAGGATCTCCGGGTACAAATAAATGCTCTCTATCATATTCTATTACAGAGCCTTGTACACCTTGTACTCCCTGCGTACCTTGCGTTCCTTGTACTCCTTGAATGCCTTGTGTACCTTGGGGTCCTTGAACGCCTTGTATTCCTTGTGTACCTTGTGTTCCTTGTACACCCTGAGTACCAGTTCCTCCTCCAGCAGGTCCTTGGATTCCTATAGCACCTTGCACACCTTGGGTACCTTGGACACCTTGTGATCCGGATCCACCTCCGCTGTTAGCACAAAAGAAATCTACTATACCTTGTATAGCCTGTGATACATTATCATTCTGACTTACCACAGTTAAACCTTGACAGGTAAGATCTTCTCCGTTGTATATGATACAATCAGTGTCAAATACTTCTGTGCACTTCTGTGGATTAACACATTGTGCAGGAGCCACCGGAGTATTAGTTTCTATGTATGATAATCTTGGATCATCAGTCACTACTAACGGTGCTACCTCTAAACCTGTCCTTACTGGTTTCATTTAATTTCTGTTATATCTTCTACAGTTAATTTAGCTACTGCTGCTGCTACAGTTCCGGTAGCTACCATGTATCCACCTAGTGTAACAATTGCTGCAGGAAGGCTTACAGGTAATGTTGCTATAACTCCACCTACTACACCTACTCCAACTCCAAGTTTAATAATTTTTTTGAAAAACTTAGGAGTTTTTGCATTCCATCTTTTTTTTACTCTGTGTAACTTACTCATAATGTTGCTAATGTTATAAATGCTTTATAATCTCCTGCTACAGTTACTACTATAGATTTAGATACTAAATATGCTGTTGGGTAAGTATCTAATAATGCTTGAATAGCACCTGTTAATCCTGCTGGTGAACCTTCTTCTATAAAGTATTCTGTTAAGTTAGCAGATAAATTTATATCTATTCCTTTACTTAAACCTTGCAAGACTTTTAGTTGAAATGGAAAGTTATTTCCTTGATTCCCACTATCTTTTAAATTTCCTATTGACATGTCTATTAATTTTTATTTTATCTACTTACTTCTTCCCAATCCATTGATGCAAATACTGTTTCATTATTTGTTCCTGCTGCTAAAGTTAATGTAAATTCATAAGGAGTTCCTGTTAATCCATCTCTTTCTAATTGATTACTAAACAATGCTGCTCTTAATATATCAACAGATACACTTGTACTTGCTGTAGCTGTAAAATAACCTGATGCAATAACCCTACCTCCTGTAAAAGATGTTCCTATTAAATTATATTCTACAGAAGAGTTTGTTCCTGCACTTATCCATGAACCACCTGTTGTTGTTCCTGCTACTACCACTTGCCAATTATAATTAGCTGCAGTATTTCCTATTGCAGAAATAGCAGTAGCTAAAGCTATAGCATCCAATCTTGTAGATTTAAGTCTTAAAGAAACTATAGGATAAAATGTACCTGCTGTTGTTAAAGTTTTAGGAGAAGTTATTGGTGTACCTATAGCTTGTTGTGAACCACGAAGTTCATATCCTCCTTCAGATAATACAGTAGAACATATTTGTTTTAATGTACTTGCTCCACTTGTAGCACCTGTATTTGTTATTTCATATCTTAATGGTAAAGAAGCAGTAGTAATATATGTAGATGTAATTATATTTGCATGATGAAATTTATGACAAACATAAAAATTACCATTTATAACAAAGCCCATTCTAACTGTTCCCACACCTAACCACTCAAGATCCATAAATAAGATTTGAGCTTTTGTTAAATCAAGGGTTATACCACTAGCTCCTGTTCCATTCATAGGGTCAACATTCCAACTTGCTTGAGCAATAGGTGTATTTACCAATGATCCTGAAACAGAAGTTCTTTCAACAAAACTCACTGTACTACCATCTTGCTCTAAATAATACCCATTAGCTGCTCCATAATATCCAATTCTTTGTCTAAGGTTAGTTTTAGCAGGGCTCATTACAAAAGTACTAAGTACTAACAAACTTTTACCGGGTTGGTATGAAAATATTTTATTGGTTTCTCTAACAACTTCAGAACCTGATGCTGATGTTACAGCAAGATCAACTAATCCTTGAGCAGAATTAAATGTTGCTGTTCCACTTGTAGTAAGTGCACTTGACCATAATCCATTATCTGCAAATCTGTGACTTGAATCAAACAATGTAAATGGATTAGATACTCTTAATCTACCAAATGCATCAATAGACATAGCATTAGCTCCAATATTTACATTAACTATTTGATCTGATGGTAATACAACAGGAGTGCTTTGAGCTGAAGTTTTCTGACCTAAAGTATTAATTCTGTTTGTAAAGGTAGTATCAGCTAATCTTGTTGATAAAGCTACATCTAGATTAGATGTATCCCCATCTATAGTAGTAAGCAGATTTTTAATTAGCAACTGAGTAGCCTCTGCATTTCTAGTAGAAAGGTTTACATCAAAAGAGTTGTCAATAGATGTAAGTAGCAATACCATCTGAGCTAGATGAAAATCAGGATTGATGTATACTAAAGGTCCTACAGGAGTTACTTCATTACCTTCTGCATCATAGTATACTGGTGGATCAAATGTAGTACCGTTCCAGATTTTTATTTCCATATATACAGGACAATTAGTAGGACAACCTGTACCTCCTTGATCTTCTACAAGATTTTGTGCAAAGTTTTGACCTCCTTGTAAAGCAGTCAAAATGCTTAATAATGTTCCCTCTTGAGTTATAGAACTATCACTTATACTTTGTAAACCTAGTAACATTCTATACTGCCATGGGAAATTGTTCCCTTGATTACCTGAATCTTTTAAGTTCCCTATTGACATAACTACATGTATTTAATATAATATAGTAAAAATATTTGACAAATACAAAAACCCCGGGCGGTTACCCAGGGTCTTTTATGAATAATTTATAATTAGTTTATTGTGTATAGTTCAAAATATATATATAAATCTCCATCCCAGTTATTAGCACCAGCTGTTGCAGGATTAGCATTATAAAGATTAAACCCTAATCCGGCTGAAGCTCCTGTAGCAATTAAATATGGAATAGCGTTATCAGTAACAGCTTGACTGTAATATACTGAGTATTGTACATATATATTATCTCTATTACCTGTAGTAAGATCTAGATCTGGATTATTAATAAAAAAAGATACTGAACTACCATAAGCTGCAGCAGGAGTTAAAGGAGCAGATGATCCCATACCTAGGATATCAATAATACCACGGGTGGTAGTTACTGTTACAACATCAGTAGCTGTTCTATCTAACTCATAATGCTTAGTATTACCTACATTACCTGATTGAACTGCATCAGATAATGTCATTCCATAAGTTTGGTATTGATCACCCCTGTTATTAAAGCCAACATTTGCACCTAGTGCAATTAAATCTGTGTTAGCATTATTTGCTGTGGTCTTTACAAGACCTGCTGTTTTTAAGTACAGCCAGTTTAAGATATCCATTTTATTTATTTTTAAATTATTTATTATATATTTTTATTTCTATATAAGTATATCCAAGTATACCATCAGTACGTGAATGAGTAATTCCATCAAGTGTTTCAACAGCAATAAAATCACTAGGATTTCCACCTGTAGCTGTTGTTATATATGTATAACCATCTTGATTCCAAGCTGAATCACTTGTAATTCCTGTAGTAGCATTATTAGGAAATCCATCAATAAGCTGTGCTAGATATACACCTGGATAAGTTCTACTCCATACAATCTTACCTATGCTATTTTCTAATACTGTAGCAACTGGTGCATTTGTTCCTTCTTGAGATAGCAATGCTGAGTATGTTCTATAACCATTGACAATTACTTTAAACTCCTGAATAGGTTTACTTATAAGTTGCCATATATGTGTGAATCTTGTTCTATACTCTCTCATCATTATATACTATACTATAATATACAAAAAGTTATTTAAAAAACAAAGCTCCTAGGAATAAATCTCTAGGAGCCTTGAATGGAAGAAAATAAGTACTCAAATATAATACTTATTTTATAGTATCTATTCTTTTCTGTAGATAAACTAACGCCTTCTCTAAATCTTCTTTGTACTTAGTAGGGCATTTCTTACCTGCCCGTGCTACATACTTGATAACATTGCCTAAATAGAAATCCTTATCAAGTCCCCATGCTTCTAATACATTAAAGACTTCATACTGAGCTCCGGCACCACCATAATGTACAGGTCTAATAGAACTGTCTTTAGGCATTATTCTTTTTAGATCTTCTACATAAGGCGGAGTAGCATCTAATTTTGTACTAAATGGATCCATATCTTCATGACTTATGTTTACCATGTCAAAATAACATCTGGCTCATTAATAATCATTTTCATTCCACCGTTGATCTCAACTCTTTCTGCAGAAGATAGAGCATATGTTGCTACATAGATCTCATCCCCGGCTACTATGTTTTTCTCTACATCAGATCCTACTGCATATACAGTAAGTTTTTTCCATAGCTTCATAGCATCCTGCATCATTGACTCTTCATCTTTTGCTGTAAGTTCTATTACAGACTCTTTCTTTTCCGGAACATTAATCATAATCTTTCTTCCGTAGAATTCTTTAAACCCTTTCATTATTCTCCTTTTATTGGTGTGTTATTATACTTAAGTGTTACATGCCCTGCAGCTATAGGGTCTCTTTGTACTATAGTTCTATAGATAACAGTATCACCATCATAGAACTCTGCTATGATAGCATCTGGTACAGTAGTAAGAGCTTCTGCTATAGAATAGCTCCCATCCGGATTACGCTGTTGAGTAGTAACTTGTACTACTACAGAATTACCTGCCGGCATAGCCTTAGTTGATTTCATCCAGCCTTCAGCTTCAGAAGATGCTTTTGCTATCAATCTAAACATGTCACCATCTCCCCAAAACTTAATGTCTTTTACATTCTTAGTGGCACCGTTGGCTGTGGTGTTGTGCAATGATTTTGCTTCCATTATATTACATTTTCATATGTTTCTAAAAATATGCTTTCTTTACAGGGATAAAATTCCCCGGCTACTCCTCTTATTATATAGTCAGTAGGTATTGCTGTATGATCACCCTCAAGAGTCTTTATAACAAGTTCATTAGATCCATTTCTTACATAGAATCTACAAAGACTTTCTGTATCAAAATAATCATCAGATGTACATCCCATGAAATCTGCTATCTCCTTGAAGTTCTCCCCGGTCCACTGTATAGCCTGAATGACTACTGGTTTTTTTCTATAGAATCCCATGGTGTATACTTCATAT